GTTACCGGAATAGACCCTCACACGGTTGCCGCGTTTCCTCATTTCAATGAGATACATATTGGGGTTTGTGCGGATGTCGGTGGCAGGTGTTTTAGAGTAAGCTGCGCCATAACTGCCGAGCAAAATAGAGTCTTGATAGAGTTCCACTCGCTCAGTGTCGATGTTGATACAACAGAAGATGTCGCCGATAAATACCCCGGCGCGCCCGCTTCCGTTATGAGGGAAAGCAAGCCGTGCTCGAAGGTGAATGTCGGAGAAACCGTCATATCTCCAGGCAAGCTGGCCACTACCTTCGAGCTGTGAATAAACCCTGCCGGACGCATATTCATCGCTTCGCCAGACTGCCCAACTGCCTGAAAGTGTAGCCCAGTAAGTGCTTTGCAGCGTGATGGGGTCTCGGAAGTCCTCATACCACACCAGAGCCGAGTCGGGTTTTCGCCGCAAAATCTCGGTGGTCAGCTTGAAGCCTTTGTCCGGCACAGCCATATTCCCGTTCACGTCCTTGAAGCTACGAGGAGAGAGTTCAAAGGTAGCCGAACCTGCCGAGGGCTGTTCAGAAAACGATGAGCAAAGACGAAAGCCATATAACTGCGCACCCACCACACCGCCATCAACGGTGATGGCGTGTTCTCCTGCCGACAAGCTGCGTCCTTTGGCAAGAATCGCCCAGAAGGTGCTTCTCCAATACGGCCACCATAGGCGGTTTTCGTAAAAGCCGACCGGGGAACCGTCAAGGGAGATGTTGATACCGTTCTTATCCCAATACGGATAGCAGATACGGACGGCGATATCATAAATTCCCGATTGCGGAACGGTAAAATCGTAGGTCGCTGTACCCATTTCGGATGAGAGTGTAATCATGCCGTTGCCGATCACCACGCCCTCTGTGTAACTATCCGGCTCGCCGTCGCGGTCAATATAGATTGGTCCAAACTCTGCCTTTTGTGTTTTCCCGTAGCAAGTTAAGTATCGACGGCGGTTGTATGTTTCCCCGATTATTGGAGCTTCTCGGCTGGTTGCATCGCCACCCTCAGCATAATCGTAGACTTGAGGGAGCATATACGGTACCTGATCGTAATCGTCCCAGTAGGCAAGCCACGGTATCATCGGCTGCGGAGGAGCATTACCTGTAAAGTTATAGCCGCCCTCCGCCCATATTTTGGCGGCGTAGTAGGTAAGCGACACGCCACGATACGTCTGGCCGAGGTCGGCAGGGTTTGTATAAATCTGCCACTCCCAACCGTAACCCGGTAAACCCATATAGATCTTTTGCGGATTCATTACTCTGGCGGCATAATCATAAACACCGATAAGCCAGTCCCGTGGAGAGACAGGACCCGGTGCGCTGCCTGCCCAGGCCATACCGTATGACATAATTGCTGCCGTGTCACAGTAAGCATCGAGATCGGTATAGACGCACCAGTTCTCGCCGCCGACTGAGCCTTGGACGCCCGTCATACCGGGCAAACAGATGTTGACCAGCTTGGCAGGATTGTACGCTTTGACTGTTTGGTAAATATCGTGAAAGAGAATATTTGCCGCGTCCTTGTTCTCATATCCACCGCCGCGTTCCAAGTCGATATCCACACCAGCACACCACGGATATTTCTGCATGATCCGTACCAATTCGGAGAGAAACTTTGTCTTTGCGCCACTTTCGTTATTCCGCAGAGCAGTGAAGATAGAAGCTGCGCCGTGGTTCATTACAGTGAGAAACCACCGCACTTTAGGCCATTTATTGATGTACGGCATCATGCCGGATATCGGAGTCCCTGTTTCGTTTATCGCTCCTGTTATGTCCACCTCGAAGGTGAAAATACCGACGGCTTCAAAGCGGTCGCCATAATTGTTCAAGGCTTGGTGCATTCGGCTGTTGCCCATGAACGACCATATCATGCACTTCTTGCCCTTAAGATAATCCCTGCTCATAGACGCGGCTCTCCTTCCATCATTTCTACATATTCGAGGTAGACCCTCGCTGATCTTCCGCTTTCCAGCTTCACGTGATGCTTGCTGTCGTAAGCGGCGGTATATTGGTAAAATCCATCCTTTGGCGTGGGATTGCCATTTCTCAGACATTCCCTTGATACAGCTTTCAGGACAAATTCATCACCCGCATTCACCGCCGATGTAAATTTGCACTTATGCGAACCCATACCCTGTGAAATTTCAATGCTTCCTGCCGCCATTGGCTGTTTAGGATAGATATATAAATCAAGACCCGCCGAGGTTTCCCCGGTATTGAAGAGGACAAGAGTCGCACTGCCACGCACCACGGCATTTTGGAAGCGAGGAGCATTTCCACTACTTCGTAGCATAACGGTGGTGTGCGGCGTATAGCTTGTCAGTTTATCGCCCTCCTGAAGTTGAAGATCAGTGAAGTAAATCTCGCCCGTGCAATCGGCTATGAGTGGGCGGAGGGTAACGCTAACGATTCGTTTGTCCTCTTTGAGTTTTATTACCTCTGCAAAGCGGATAAAGTTGTTGATGATCATAAGCTCCACCTACCCATCGAGCGTCCTCTGAATTTCACAGACATGACCGACCCAGCCCGTTGCGACGACACCTGCTTGCAGCATTAGATCAGTGAAGAACACTTTACCCGTACAGTTCTGTATAACAAGACGGATGGTGATGGAGCGCAGCCTGCCATAGCCTTTGGGTGAAGCGTCTCGTGCCACTTGTTGAAAAGATGCCATGTGAAATCACCGTCCTCTCAATACAAATCAATAAATCGTGTTTCTGTCGTTCCGTCCTCGTACTCGAACACCACCTCAATGCCAACCTGCCCATTTGAACCCTTGTTCAGATTATCTGAGCCGATTTGAGCCGAGATGGTATAGTTACGTCTTGATGCTGGATAGACTGTTTGCGCCATGCTTTTGGTCATATCCGCCACACCAACCGCCTTAAAAGAAGCTGTACCGGACACACCGTTTTCAGTATCCACTACAAAACCGCTATTTTGCCAATAGGCGAAGCCGTCATCGGCTCTGCTGTTTCGCAGATGGTTGAACGGTACCATATCCTTGATTTCCTGCCCGATGAGATTGCTTTGGTCGAACTGGTCGGCAATCGTCGAGGAGGAAGAGTCGCCCAGTTCTCTAAGTTTCGTGGAGAGTTCCAGTACGGTTTTCCATGGCTCTTGGAGGTTATACTGGCGGCGTATAATTCGTGTTTTGATGGTCAGATTCAAATCCCTGTCATCAACGGTTACAATGTCACCTAAATCCCAGCGCTCGTGTTCATAGCCTGTCAGTACGGACAAATCCATTGCCGAGAGGACATAGGAAACGCGGGGCTTTGCGTATTCGGCAAGCCGCATATTTGTAAATTCAAGCATCTGGTAGGGGTTCGTAAAACTGGAGCAGTCGAGTGTCGCCACCCGCACCTCGCTTGAATAGCTGAAGTTCTCCACGTAGTCCTTGCCGCCGTTAATAGCACTAAAGGTCATGCCGTCTTTACCGATGGCGTAGAGTCGCGTAACAAGAGATCGAGTATCGACTACACGCTTAATCCCCGTTAAATTTTTGCGGTAGGCGAAGAGCGCACCACTGTCTGTCCCGCTGAATGTCAGTAAATCCACGCGTCTGTCCCGGCTGTTGAATACCAAATCGCCGCCATGGATGTTCTGTACCATCCGCAGGATGGAAAGTGCGTTCTTTTCTTGGCATTCCCATGTTCGAAGGGTGGTCACGTTTACCGTGCCGACTTCCCAGCCTGTACCTGCAAGTGCAAACGCCATCGGGGCAGCGGGCAGGTCGGCGTTAAATTCAATCGGCTGTTTTTCTGCAGAAAAGGTTAGGTCATAGAATGCTGCTTCCGCATAGACCATTGTGAGTATGCTGTTGCCATCCGAGCCTTTTTCATCCGTCATTGTCCGTATGCGGTAAACATCCTCAGCAATCTGCACCTGCTTCTCGTTGTCAAGCGTCGCCCGCTTCGGGTCACTGTAAGGCAACTTGAATTCCAAGGTGTCCGCTCCGTTGATCTCGCCCGTAACAATGATGTCGTAAGCATTCTCCAGAACCGTTTCCCACGCTCCGTTCTCATCCAAAATAACAGGACGGGCAAAACCCAGTTTTTCATACGGAGATTTTGGGATATCATGAAGTGTGATATCGAGCAGCTTTGGCGTGACCGTCGTATCGCTGGTGGTGAGCGTTACCCTGTAACGGATATATAAACGATTCGGTGAGGACAGTTCGCCGTTCGTGCCAACTGTCTGCCATGCCGACCAGTCCTGCAAATCATCTGAGGTTGCTGTTTCTATCAGTGAAATGGACGTGACGCCCGCTGTGTATTCGCTTGTTGCCGATACCCGACCGCTCCCGGCAAGGCTGCATTCGGCGGCAATGGTCGTCAGTTGGCCGCTTTCAGGGTAAAGATTACCAATTCCTTTCCTTAGGGTGACAGCTCCCGGCTCGGTTAACGCATCCATGTCACCCGAAGTATCTCCGCCATTGGCAAGCATTGCTTGACGGAAATAGTGAATCAAGTCATCAATTGTTAAGTCGCTGTCTGTTTCAAAGAACCACTCGTCCAAGCCGCCTGCGTAGTAATACTGGTTTGCGTGCATTCCCATGACGATATCCGCCATACAGGATGGGTTCAATGTACCAGTAAATGTCCGCAAAGGGGCTGTCCAAACTACACCGTCAGCACGGTTACACAGAACTATCTGAGATGTTTTTTCCGTCACATTTATGATGGCAGATAGGAAATACCAACCACCATTGACCATGTTGAATCCAGGTGTTTCGGTTTGGTCAAGGATAAGTGTTCCTGCCGAATTATAGAGCATCATTCGTGGTCGCCCTTGATAGAGGGAGATATATAAAATAGGCTGACCGGGTCCTTGCCTTGTATTGAAAAGCGGAATGTAGTTCTGCCCTACAGAATAGGTGGTCGGGTTAATCCAACC